GGGATGTTGCGGAAGGCCTTGACGTCGTGGCGAACGCCTGCGACGAGCAGCACCTTCTTGTCTGCGCTCAGTGTCATGGCGGGGCCGCCCTCTCCGAGGAGAGTGTTCGCGAAGCCTTTGTCGACAGCTGTCTGGCCGACCATCCACGTCTCCTTAGTCATCATGCTGCGGAGCGTGTCGGTGTCGGTACCGGTTTTCGCGTGGTAGATCTCGGCGATGGCCTGCTCGGCTGCGTCGAAGCCCTTGATGGCTTGCTTCAGGTCGCCGATGGTCATGTAGTCCCAGAACATACCCGCGACGCCGTGGATCATGATCATGCTGCCGGGATAGACCTGCACGTCGTCACCGGCGCAGGCGATAACAGACGCGGCGCTTGCCGCGATGCCTTCGACGATGACAGTCTTGTGGCCCTTCAGACCTTTGAGCGCGTTGTGGATCGCGATGCCGGTGTAGAGGTCGCCGCCGCAGCTGTTGAGCTTGATGGTGATCTGGCCCTTGTCTTTGATCTGGGCGAGGTCGTCGAGGAAGCCTTCGGGCGTGATATACATGCCGGGCTCAGGCTCACCCGTCCACCAGTCGACCGGCTGCTGAGCGCACACGTCGCCGTACATGGTGATCTCGGCCGCATCTCCGTCTGCTGCGCTGACCACGTTCCAGAACTTCTGGGCGGGCTTTGCAGTGGGAGCGGGGCCGTTAATCAGTGGGATCCTTGCTCTCATGTGGATCTCCTCCTTCTTGGTGTAGTTTGCTGACTATGCGCGGGAGCAGCGCCTCGATGAATTGCTCCATCGGATCCTTCGCCGGAGCTCCTGCGTTCGCCTGCGCGAGGCGGGCGTTCTCGTCGACGAGCTGCTCGGCGTTGGCCTCGAAGCTGCCGCCGTTCAGTCTGATGGTCGACTGTTCGCGAGTGCTGAAGCCGTTCTCGCAGGCCAGCTGTTCGGCCGTGATTTCCTTCACGGGATCGAGCTGTCCCTGAGTCGGGCCGATCCATTCAGAACCGAGCCACGCCGCTCTGATCGCCGGATCTGAGAAGAAGCCGGGCGCGATAATGCGGCCACGGGCGACTGCCTCGGCCATCCATACCTCGTAGAGAGGACGGCAGAAGTCATCGGCGAACCACTCGCGGCGCATCTTGAAGGCTTTCCACGCTTCCAGCAGAGCCGCACGGCTCGCGCTGTATGATGCGTTGAAGGACTTCAGGAGAAGATCCGCGGGGATCTCCAGAGCCGCGCCGATCTGCTTGCAGATAGCAACGACGAAGCCGTCGAAGCCTCCGGCCGGTCTTTTCGGATCTCCAAACACGACGTCCTCGCCGGGCTTCATGATGTTGATCTGACCGGGGCCCATCTCGTACTCGCTCGGATCGTCGCTCACTTGCTCAGTGCCGTCGCCTCCGACCTCGTTGTAGGGGTTCTCGTTCGGATCTGCCTCCGTCTTGATGAACGCAGTGAAGAAGCTCTCGACCACTGCGGCCGTGAGCTCGCTGTCAGTGTAGCGTCGCATCTGAAGCAGGGGCTCGATGACCTGCGCGAGGTAGCTGACGCCGCGGTATTGTTCCGGGCGCTCTGTCTCCATGACGTGGAGCACGTTCGGCAGGCCGGTCTCCTCGCCGGTTGCGAGGACTCGCTTCCATTCCGTCTTGTCAGCGGTTTGCTGGAATGGGTAGGTGTTGCGGATCCAGTAGGCGATGATGCGGCCGTTTTTGTCGACCTCGATGCCGTCGTAGATCCGGTTGCCCTCCTTGGTCTCGCCTTGTGTCATGTTCGCGAAGAATGAGGAGCCGGCAGTCATAGCCGTCGGCGTTGATACTCGATCCGCCTCGATCATGTGGAAGCGCAGGCCGTAGGGGTTCAGCACGGTGGGATCCTCGTGCTTCAGGAGGACGATCATGTCGCCGGAGAGAAGGCAGGACGCCAGAGCGAGCTGCTGCGCGGTGTAGAAGTTATTGACTCCGATCGCGTCGCAGTTCCTCTTGTTCGCAGCCCAGAGCTCGAACTCCTCCTCGGTTTTCCGCTGCCACTCTTTTGCCTGCTCAGGAGTCAGGCCGAGCTTCACGCGGTTGATGCGGCTTTTCAGCTGAAGGCCGCAGCCGATGACGTTCGTCCGGTTCGTCTTGATCGCGGAGGTCGCCACTGGGGCCGCCATGTAGAGCATCCGGGCCCTCTGGCGCAGCGTGTAGTTGTGCGCGTCGATGTCCTCGCGCGGTGATCCGCTCGCTGCGATGAAGCCCTTCAGCGCCTTTTTTGCATAGCTGGCGCCGGCGTCTCCGTACCCTTTGTTTGCCGGTCTTACCGGCCGGGCGCCGATGGGTGCCAGTTTCTTGTCATCCATGTCGTCGCCTCCTTACCAGTCGCGCGGTATTACGCCGACTGCCTTCCTGACAGACCGCCCGGAGAGCTTGCCTTCGAGGAGCGCGATCTCTGCTTCGAGCTCTTTGATGGCAGCTCTGATGTTGCTCAGGTCTGTCTGATACCTCGCGAGGTTCCTGCTTCCGATGCCGTAGCTCTGCACGCCACCGGTGAGCATCTCTTTCTCACGCGCGAGGTAAAACGTGAGCCGCTCCTTCTTGGAGTTGATCTGCTGTTGTATGGCCTCTCTGCTCATGGGCACCTCCTATTGGTCACCAGTCGCTTCCGCCGTCCAGCTGCCTGTTCTTGGCGGTTCGTTTTTTCGCTGGTTTTTGCTGTTGAGCTCCTTGCGAGCTCGCGGGTTCGGGTGCGTTCTTCAGCCGCCTCTCGATCGCGTCGAGATCCGGATCAGCGATCCGGAAGCCGGCGTTTGCGTAGTTGCGGCAGTCGAGCGCCTCGTTCCTTTGGTGTCCGGGGATCTTCTCCCACGTCCAGTGGTCGCCTCGCTTCGAGTGACTGAGCACGAGCTTCTCCGAGAGCAGCCCGGAGAAGAATGTGGCGTCATACCCTCGATCGTCTCCGCGCGGGAAGTGGAGATAGTTCGGGCCGGGTTCTTGAACCTTCAGCCCGCTCATGATCTTCGACTTTCCGGCATCGACGCCGATGGTGTAGAGCCAGCACGTGATCTTCTTGTTGTCCTTCAGCGGGACGCGTGAAGGCAGGCCGACGAACGGGATGTCCGGGCCGCCTTTTCCCTTGATAGCAAAGACTCGCTTGCTGTGTCGCTTCCGGCATGCCGCATATACCTCCTGAGTATAGTGACCGCCAGAGTCGACGCACGTGATGCAGATCTTCAGGCCTCTGCCGTTCTGGAACCGGTAAACATGATCGACGACGTCATCGAGACGCTGCCAGACTTCTTCGTTGTCTGGCTTGCCCATGATGAAGCCCTTCTTGATGCCCCAGCTCTCGCCGTAGTGGCCATACCCGACGACCTCGTACTCCAGACGGTTGTCCTGAGTGTCGACGCCGCAGGTCAGAGCGAGAACGCCGTCCGGCAACTCGGCGGGGTATTCCTCGCGGCGTGCCATGATGGTGTCCTCGTCCTCCAGATCTCCACGATCCTCCCAGAGCTCGCCCAGCAGTGTGTTATACACGACCTTCAGGCGTTCCGGATCGTTCCTTGCTTCGAGGAAGCGCTGAGCTATTGTCGACCACGGCATCCACGGGCTGGCGAAGGCATTGAGCCAGAAGGAGCGCACCCCGCGCTTGTAGGCGTCGGGGTTCTCTGCGATCCACTTGGCCGGCTGCTTTCGCATGACGTCCTCCGGTGTTAGGCAGCCGCACGAAGGGCAGGCCCAGCCGATGGATGTGATCGTATAGCTTTTTTTGCGGTTGATCTCCTGAGTCTCGAACTCGAACTTGACCGAGTCGAACCGGATGTCATGCCACTCGCCGCACTCAGGGCACTGGTGACACCAGCGTTCCTGCGTGCCGCGGTAGAACGAGGCCTCGATGTTGCTCCGGCCTTTGATGGTCGGCGTCGATACCTCGACCGCTTTTCTATTGTAAAACGTGGCTTGTCTGGCTTTCGCCAGTTCCCACGGATCACCCTCTGTTCCGGCACTTGGCGCCCAGCGATCTCGCTCGTCGCCGAAGATGTACCGGGCCGGCGTCGAAGCCAGTGCGCTCGCACTGTTGGAGCCGGTCATCGTCAACATTCCTCCGGGGTATGATTTTTGGAGGATGGTGTTCCCGCTGTCTCTCGTCTTGACGTCGGAGACCTTTGCCTTCAGGGGCTTGGAGTCCCTGATCATTGGCGCCACGCGGAGGCGGGAGAACTTCCGCGCGTCCTCGATCGTAGGCTGCACGAACAGCGTGCTGGCCGGATCTTGGTCTATTGAGTAGCCGATGCAGTTCAGGAGGAACTCGGACTTGCCGACCTGAGAGGCCGCGACCATGACGATGTTCGTCACCTTCGGATCGTTGAAGGCGTTCATCGGTTCCTCCAGATACGGCGTCCGGGATGTTCTCCACGGGCCCGCCTCGGCCGAGTTTTCGGGCGAGAGCCGGCGGTGCCGGTCGGCCCATTCTGCAACAGTCAGGTCATCAGGCGGGGCGAAGGCCCGGATGGCCGGCGCGATCGCTTTGTTCAGCTGCGCGTCTTGCTTATTCGTCGTCTGAGTCCTTCGTGAGCTCACCCCAGCCCTGACGATCTCGGACGCGCTTCTTGTAGGCGTTGGAGTCGTAGGAGTAGTTGGAGAGCTCCAGCAGGATCGCGTGGACTTCCTGCTTTATCCTTTCGGAGATTTCCGCAGGCTTGTCGATGGTGGCGAGGTCGATCGCGAGGCGACCGGGGAGCGCCAGCATCATGCTGCGGATAGTAAAGACGAGGTCGGTGGTCATGGCCTCGACGTCCTCGCTGCGGTGCATCTCACCCTTCAGCTCTTGGAGCTCCATGTCGGCGATCTCCGCCTTCGTCGCTCTGAGGTCGGCGTCTGCCTTGATCTTTCGGCTCTCGTTCTCGGTGTCGTCTTTGCTGCCGCCTTTACTGTTGCATTTTTCCTGAAGGTACGCGATGTACCTCCGGACTGTGTCGAGTAGATCATAGCGGCGCTGCCTGCCGACCTGCTCCGTTTTCAGGACGCCGTCCTGCGTTAGCTGCTGGATCCGGCGGGCGGTCAGCCCGAACAGTGTGGCGATGATCTTCGTGTCGACGTAGTTCTTCTGGGGCGCCTTCTGAGCGCCGGGTTCTGTTGGCATGGCCGTCCTCCTTCCTCTTTTCTGCGTAACGAAACGGCTGAAAATTTTCTCCTGAGTCTGCGCGACTTTTGGGCTCGCCAGCACCGCAGGAGAAATAAATCACCGGAAGAACCTACCGAGAATTTTTCTCGCGCGTTTCTTCGGGGCGCTGCGGCCTTCGGGCGGCCTTGCCTTTTCTGGAGGTTCTTCCGGGGATTTTTCTGGTGGTTATTCGCCGCAGCTTCGGGCTGCTGCGGCTGGGCTTGGCTTCACTTCTTCGCGAGGCGCTCGGTGTTGTGCTGGAGCCTCGTCGTGAGGAGCTCATCCATGCGGGCTTGGATGTCGGCCGCGACTTTTTCGTTGGTGATCATCTGCGGGATGCTCACCGTGCGGATGGCTTCGATCGGGAGGCGCTTCTCGGATGTCCTTTTGAATGGGATCTCCGTGGTTCCGGCCGCGCCTGACGGCGCGAGGAATACGCTGGAGCCGAGGGCCTTCTTCTTTCCTTTGAAGATGGCCGCCTTGACTGTGTATTTTTTGCCGGCCTCCGGGCGCTTCTTTGGCGTCATGGAGAAGTGTGAGGGGGTGAGGACTCGGCCCTTGTACGTGAGCTGTACGCTGTCGACAGTCACGCCGCTGACCTTTATGGAGCCGACGGTCTTGGCGCCACCTTTGGCTGCCTTGCCTGCTGCTGTGACCTCGCTGCTCTTGATGCCATAGACAGCGGTGACGGCTTTCGTCACCTGAGCCGGGGCTCTGGTCTTGCAGTCTGCGATGGTTCGGCTGATGGCTTTGTCGACGTCCTTGTTCAGAGCCTTCAGATCTCCGACCATTTTGGAGAAGTTCGGGAGCTTGACGTCTGTCTGCATGGGGTGTCCTCCTTTCCTCTGGTTTGCCCTTGGTGCGGGCGGCGAGACTTGAACTCGCACGGCTGTGAGGCCATGGGCTTCTGAGGCCCACGCGTCTGCCAGTTCCGCCACGCCCGCGTCTTTGAGTATGAAAAAACCGGCCCGGAAGGTGTTGCCCCTCCGGCCGGTCGTTTTCAGCATATAGGATAACACACGGCGCTGGTCTTTTACAATTCACTTTCGTCTCTGTTTATCTCCGTTCGCTTTCCGTCGACTTCCTGCGGAGTTCCGTCGGAAGGCGGAGAGAACAGCGCAGCGAGCGCTGCCAGAGCCTTGCCATGTATCAAAAATACGTTGTGCATGTAGCGGTCGATCTCCAGCGCGTAGTCTTTGCGGCGGCCGTAGACGCTTTTGCAGACGTCCTTCCAGTCGCTTCCGTAAAAATAGCGCAGGTTCAGGACGAGCGTCTCGATCGGCTTCAGCTGTTCGACCAGTGGCTCCAGCTCGGCCCAGTCTCGGTCGATCTCGGCCTGCTTTTTTGCGACCTTCTTTTCGAGCTCGATTTTGCGGTGCACGATCGCCTCGGTTTGCGTCAGTTCTCTGTGGCCTCCGCCGGGGACTCCGGAGAAGTTCGGGCTGCCGCAGCTGCCATATTGTTCCTCCGCGTGTTGGAGTTCCAGCTTCAGGGCGTCGAGTTTTTCGAGCATGTCGAGGTGGGCGTTTAACCTTTCCTTTATCGGCTGTGTTTTCTTCATGGTTTACGTGGGACGCATCAGTCCGTTTCACCTCCTTCGACGCTTTCGGCGTTGATCTCGAAAATTCCGGCGATTTCTTCGCGGGATAATTGCTCGCCGTTGCGGATGCACTTGACATTGTTGGAGCCGGTCGCCCTGATGTAGCGCTTGACGATTACGTCGACGAAGCCGGGCGCGATCTCCATGATGTAGCTCTTTTGGTTCTTTGCTTCGGCCGCCATCATGGTCGTGCCGGATCCTCCGAAGGGATCGTAAACGCCCTCCGCGAAGTCATTGTTGTCGAGCACGGCCTCGATCAGCTCGACGGGCTTCTGAGTCGGGTGCAGCTCGTTCCCGGAGCGGCTCAGCTCGATGACGTTGCCGTAGCCTTTGTGGCCGTCGAAGTGAGTCTTTGCTCTGGCTCCGAACAGCAGGAGCTCGTGCTGCGATCTCCAGCCGGATCCCATGCCCGGCGTCTTTTTATTCCAGACGATCATGCTCTTGACTCCGAAGCCGGCGCCCTCGGCGAGGTCGAACAGATACACCCACATGCGCCAGTCTGTGAAAACGTAGGCGTATTTGCAGGGAATATCGGCGAGAGCGGAGGCGATCAAGTTCTGGTAGCCTCTGGTGCTGAGGATGTCGTTCGCGATCATTGGAAGGTCGCCGTCGACTCTCACGGTGCCGATGCTGCCGGTGCTCTTGTCGCTCTCTTTGCTGCCTCCGGAACAGTATGGCGGATCCGTCAGGAGGATCTGCGGCTTTTCGCCGTTCAGGAGCTTCGCCTTGTCGTCCGGGTTGGTGCTGCTGCCGCACATGACGCGGTGGCGGCCTCCGAGGATCCAGATGTCTCCGTATTTCGTCACCGGTTCGGCCGGTGGCTCGATCACGACGTCGGGATCGTTGAGCTCATTGTGGACGGCCTCGGAGAGGGCGGTGGCGATGTCCTTGTATTCTTCCTCTGAGTAGCCAGAGAGCTCGAAGTCGATCGCTCCGGTGTCAATATCCGCAAAAACGTCGGCGAGCATCTTGCTGTCGATCTCGGCCAGCTCGGCGATGCGGTTGTCTGCGGTGAGATCCGCGAGCTCCGCCTCCTCTGACTCGTAGTTCTGATACTCGACGGGCACCTCTTTGAGCTCCTCCAGCTCTGCGGAGAGGAGACGGCCGTGGCCTTTGACGATCAGGCCGGAGCGGGTGCTCACGGTGATCGGGTTTCTCCATCCGTTTCCTCGGATGATTTTGCCGAGCTTCTCGATCTGCTCCTGCGGGTGTT